ATTTCTAAGATAGATAATTTAGATAAAGTAGAAGTACCACAGGGGTATATAAAAATAGATGGCCAAAAAAATACAAAAAAGAACACAAAGCACAAGAACGCAAAGTCAAGATGATTTAGAGTTTGTTTTTGATTATGAAACTGGTGATGTAAATCAAGTTGAAATAGATGAAGAGGTACAGTATACTAGAGAATTATTTCATGATTATAAAAGTGCAAGAGAGCTATGGGCTCAAAAATTTCAAGAATCTGTAGAGTTTAGAGCAGGTGCACAATGGACTAATGAAGAACGTGATGTATTAGAATCACGTGGTCAAGCACCTATTGTAGTAAATAGAATACATCCCATAGTAGAAACAGCAAAATCTCTTTTAACATACAATTCACCTCAGTTTCGTTCCACTGGTCGTGAAGATTCAGATAGAGATACAGCAAAAGTTTTTTCTGATTTATTTCAATATATATGGCAAATATCTGCTGGTGATGAAGAATTAAAACAAGCTATTGACGATTATTACGTTGGTGGTATGGGAGTTTTGCAAGTATATCAAGACCCTGATGCCGATATGGGTAAAGGTGAAGTGTATATCAAATCTATAAATCCATTAGATGTATATATAGACCCAAATGCAAAAGATGTGTATGCTAGAGATGCTGCAAATATATTAGTAACAACTTATATGACAGATGAACAAGCAATGCAAACATATCCAGAGTTTTATGATATTATTGAACAATCTGCTATGCATCCTGATGAATCAGATGATTACCCAGTTACAAACTTAGCTGCTACTGAAGGACAGCTTTTTACTACAGATGGTACAGAAACAGTTCATAATAGAAGGCAATATATAGAACGTTACTCAAAAGAAATGCATTCTTACTATAATTGTTACGAACCTTTTTCACAATCTGAGTATTTATTAGATGAAGAAGAGTTTAATCAATATTTAATGAATTATTATTTTAAGGTTAAAACTATTAAAGGTGAAGAAGTAATATTATTTGAAGATGAATCTGTAAAAGAAATGTTTGAAATTTTAGAAGATATAGGTCCTTTGTTTCATTATGTTTTACCAGACCCACAATACGATGAGCAAGGTAGACCAATACCTCAAAAACCATTAAGAGTTCCTGGTGAAGAAGATGAAAACTCTATTCCAGGAAGTACTACTATTTTGATTCCAATGACAGTAGAAGAACTGATAGGAACTGGAGATATTGTAGCAAATGATATAGAAGAATGTAGAGTTAAATTAGTTGTAAGCGTTGGAGATAAAAAATTATATGAACGTTTATTACCAACAGAAGATTACCCTATTATTCCTTTGATGAATGTACATCATAGAAATCCATTTCCTGAATCAGACGTAAGACTATATAGACCTTTACAGGAAAGTATTAATAAAATTCGTTCTTTAATTATTGCACACGCAAGTACAAGTACTAATGTTAAATTATTAATACCTAGAGGTTCTGCTGATTTAAATCAAATAGAACAAGAATGGAGTAAAGCAGGTACTAGTGTTATTGAATTTGATGCAGAGTTAGGTGCACCGATTGTGGCTGGCCCAGTCCCACTACCAAATGAGCTTTATAAAAATGAAGCTGATGCTAAATATGATTTAGAATATGGATTTGGTATTTTTGAATTAATGCAAGGTAGTGGTAGAAGTGCACCATCTACTTATAGAGGAACATTAGTTGTAGATGAATTTGGCCAGCGTAGAATTAAATCTAGAAGAGATGATATAGAAGGTATGTTAAATCAAGTTGCAAAAGTGGCAATACCATTAATGCAGCAATTATATACAGAAGAAAAAGTTATTAGATTAATACAACCTAATGGTGATGAAAAAGAACAACGATTTAATTTTTATAAAGAAATGGAAAATGGAGATGTATCTCGTTTTCATGATATTGGTGTGGGTAAGTATGATGTTGTAGTTGTTTCTGGTTCTACATTACCAACTAATAGAATGGCATTATTAAATACTTATATGCAAATGTATCAGATGGGATTAATAGACCAAACAGAAGTATTGAAAAAGTCAGAATTAGTAGACTTAGATGGTGTAATGGAAAGAAGTGGACAAATGAAACAAATGATGCAACAAGTAGAGATGTTACAACAAGAATTGAAGAAGGTTCGTGGAGACCTTCAAACTGCTGAACGTGAAGAAGTTCATGCTAAAAAACGTTTAGAAGTAGAAAAATTCACCTCTGATTTAGATAAAGTATCTAACAGAGCTGATATGGCAACTACGCTTTATAAAGCAAGGTTGAATGACGCAAAACAACAGTTAATGAACTCTGATATTAGTCAAGATGCAGAAGCACAAATTGATATATTTGAGCCAATGGAAGATGAGTTAGAGAGTTAACGAGGAGATAAAATGGAAGAAAATACAATGGACAATGTAAATGAGCAAGCAGTAGAAGGTGTAACGACTGAGCCAACAACTGCTTCAGATGACATTTTTAACGAAATATTTGGACAAGCACAAGAACAGGTTGCTCCTGTTAGCCAAGAAGTAGTTGAAAGTGAAACAGCTGAGACTCAGATTACAGAGGAACCAAAGAACGACCCTAGTCAGTTTCAATACTGGCAAAGTCAAGCTGATAAAAGGCAAGCAGAAGTAGATATGTTGAAATCACAAATGGCAGATGTTATGTCAAAAGTGGGACAACCTGCAACTGCACCTGCAGTTGAAAAGGAAACAGTTTTAGAAAAACCTGTTAAACCTTCTAAACCAGCTGACTTCGACCGTTCTGAAGCTTTGACTGACCCCGATAGTACGTCAGCAAAGTACTTAGCAAAGCAAGAATCTTATTTGGAAGCTATGTCAGAGTATGTGGCAAATTCAAATGAGCAAGTAATGCAAACGATGACAAAAGCACAACAAGAACAAGAAGCGTTAGTAAGAGACCAAAAAGTTATACGAGACTTACAGTCAAAATATAACTACACTCCTGAACAGGCAAATGATTTTGTTACTCAAATGTCATCACCAGAATCATTATCATTAGATAATTTAGTGCAACTACATCAACTGAGACAGAACAAAGGTTCACAACAGGTTACACAGATAACCCCAGAAGCTCAACAAAAAGCTGCAGTAATGAATCAACGTAATGAAAAACTAAGTATACCTAAACCTATCGGAGTACAGCCAGGAGCTAGTGACCAGTCGCCAACGAAAAACATAGAAGATAAAATGATGGATGCGATGATTAATAACTTAAACAAGCGTAATCCATTTTAATTTAAGGAGAAGGCAAAATGGCACAAGACGCAAACGGAGTATTTAGTCCTAGCATTGGTGTAACACCACAAGGTGTTTCTATTAATGATAGTAGACGAGTATTCAATTTCGGTGAAAGAGTAGCTGAATTAAACCCAGCTGCTTCGCCTTTCTTCGCATATTTATCTAAAATTGCTAAGAAACCTACAGATGACCCTGTATTTAAATTCTTAGAAAAAAGACATCAATGGCAACGTAGAAACTTTTTTGTAGATGGTGTAATTGAGCACACTGCAGGTGGAAGTCCTACACAAGCTACTTTTAACTTAGTTAAAGCAGACGACCAAATTGATGTTGACTATGATATTTATGGAAGAAAAGCAGGAGGACCCTACAAGGCAGAATTTATTACAGCAGGACAGATGATTGCAATCGAAGGATTGTTAGATGCTGCAGCTGGAGCAAGTTCTGATAAAAACCTTGTAGTGTACTATAGAGTAACAGACTTAACTCAAAATTCAGCAGACACAGGTATATCAGCTGAGTTTGTTAAAGCTATTGAAACTGGTGTTGAAAATGGCGCTATAGACGTTACAGCATTAGCTAGTGGAGACAAAATCGTACACGCTGATAATAAACCTGGCCAAGTAATTGGTTCTGCTTATGCAGAAGGTGATACAGCACCTGATGGATGGAGAGATGAGTTTTTCTCTAGAGAAGGATACTGTCAGATTTTTAAAACTGCAGTACCTTTATTTTCAGGAACTTCTTTAGCTACACGCTACAGAGGTGACGCTAACGAATACATGAGAGTATATCAAGAAAAACTTATGGAACATAAGATGGACATTGAGAATGCTTTACTATTCGGTTATGGTGAAGTTGACGAAAGTTCAACAGCACAACACAGAAAAACATGGGGTATCTTACCTTACACAGAAGTATATGGAAAGGTTAAAACCTTTACTTACGCTTCATCAGGGTATGATGACTTCGTAGATGCTATGTCAGATATTTTTGACCCAGAATCTGCAGCAGGTGGTAGTAAAATGGTACTTGCTTCACGTTCTATCATGAACTGGCTTAACAAACTAGGTGGTACTTCTTTCTTAGGAAATACTATGGCATCAGGAGTTGGAACATCTGCAACAGGTGTACCTACATCTGCACCATATGGTGTTTCTTTAGACAAGGGACAATCACTATTTAATGGTGTTAACGTAACACAAGTAGATACTTTATATGGTACTCTTAACTTTGTTATGGAACCACTATTTAGAGGTCCTTGGGCTAACCATGCTGTAGCTATCGATTTAAATAACGTAGCTTACAGACCACTTGCTGGTAACGGTGAGTCTAGAGATACTCAAGTTATTACTAATATTCAGAACAACGATGTTGACGGAAGAAAAGACATGATTCTTACAGAAGCAGGTCTTGAAATTCAACTACCAGAAACACACGCTGTATTGAAATTTAGCTAATAGTTGAATACGGGGGAGTTGCAATATACTCCCCCAAAGAATTTTAATTTAAAGGGGAAGACAATGGCAAATCCAGGATTAGTAAGAGCAGGTTTAAAAATAGCTAAAGCAGTTGCAAAAAAAAGAAAACAAGCTGCAATAAAAAATAAAAAAATAGGTTCATTTGAAAAAGAAAGACTTGAAATACAAGCTTCAAAAATAGGTAAAACAAGAGCTAATAGTACCAATAATGTAAATACTGGTCCTATTGATAGAGCTATAAAAAGAACTAGAAAAATACGTGATAAACATCAAAGTGGAATAGACTATATTGAGTCATATGAAGGTATGTATCCATACAAACATACAGCACCTTCTCGTATGTATAAAAGTGCAGACAAAGCTAATTTTAATTTATATAAACTTAAAGAAATGAAAAATATGAAAATAGGTAAGTTCCCTAAAAAACTTTTAAAAAAATAAGAGGAGAATACAATGGCAAATCCATTATTAGTAAGAGCAGCAGGAAAAGCAATTATGAAATCACCTGCAGGTAAAAGATTAAAGAAAAAAGGAATAGAAGCTGGAAAAAAACTTTTAGATGGTGCAAAACGAAAAAGAACTTTTACAGACCAAATGAGTACAAGCAATTCTACTGTAAGAGATAGACTAACTAAAGCAATGAAAACTACTTCATCAATTATGAGTACATCAGAAGCTGCAAAAGCAGCTGCAGTATCAGGTACAGCAGGGTATCTTTTAGGTAAAAAAAACAAAAAATAGGAAAGTAAATGAGTATTAAAACAGATATAGAAGCATATACTGGTGATATAGATAGTCCAGATATTACTGCACAAGCATTACAATTTGCAAAAGATGGTGTAAGATATATTTATTCTATACTATTAACTAATCCAGAAATGGGAGAAAGGTTGTCAGCAGAAACAACGTTAAATAATAGCAATGGAGTAACATTAGCATTAACAAATGTTATGTCATTAGATTATGTTTTAAGAAATGATGGGACTGTAGATAGACCGTGTGTTGAAGGAGAACCATCTATGTCAGGAGCATATTACGATGCAGATAGTTTACATAGAGGCACAATTACAAGTCCTGTATATTTTATTAAAAATAATGTATTGAATATTGTACCAGAACCTAGTAATGCAGAACCTGGTAAAGTAGGAAGTATAACACCAGATACAACATTTGCTTTAACTGATAATTATTCAACTTTAACTGGATTATTACCAGAACTATACTCTGGTGTTACATTGTATGCTGCAGCTAATGTATTACTTACTAAGATGAATGCTATAGGTAAACCAACAGATTCTAATTTAACTACAGTTACAGCAGGAGACGTAAGTAGTGATGCAGATAGAAGAGATATAACTAAGTGGTTTGATATTGTTGGTGATTATATACAAGATGAAGATGTTGAACTAGCATCTGCATATTTATCAAAAATAAATAGTTATTTACAAAATTATCAAATGGAACTAACTGGAGACCAATCACAATATCAGTGGTATGAATCACAATATGTTAAAGTAAGTCAATCGTTAGTTGCGTTTTTAGAACCTTATGTGAGTGGAGCTTAATTATGAAATTACAAAAAATGATAGATATGGTAAAAAAACATCATCCAGAACTTGGTAATGTAGAAATTATTGAAATGTTAAATCAAGCATCTGATGAGTTTTGTCAAAGAACATTAGTATTAGATGAAGCTACGCAGTTTACTACAGTATCTGGACAAAGATATTATGGATTAAAAGATGGTATATTAGAAATTAAATCAGTAGACCTTAGAGATGAAGATGGTAATGATGTTAGTGTTAAACGTTTACAAGGTAGACCAAAGTATAGGGATATAACATAATGGCAAATAATTATTCAAGAGTATATAATCGTTCTGTAAAAGAAAATGTTTTTTGGGTTGAAAGAGATTCAATAGGACTTGCAGTATATGACCCATTAGAAAGTGAAAAGAATAGATTTGCAAGTTTAACATCTGCTTTAACAGTTACTTTATTTTATCATAAAAAAGCTGACCACAT